ATGATAAATTTAAGTCATAATCAAACTAAAATTTTAGAATCAATAAAGTGTAAAATCAAATCAAAAGGATATCCTCCATCTGTTCGGGAAATTTGTGGAATTACAGGCATTAAATCTACATCTACTGTTCACTTTCACATGAACAAACTTGAAGAATTTGGATTGATAAAAAGAGATCCTACTAAACCTCGAGCGATAGAAATTATAGAAAATGAAAATAAAAACATACTTGGATTGAATCAAGAGATTATCGAACTGCCTGTAATAGAAATAAAATTTAAACCAGAATTAAAAGAAATTATAACGGAAACTATAAAATTACCAGCAAATTTTATTTTAGGTAGAGATAATTTTGTTTTTAAGGTTAAAGATGATAATTTGATTGATATCGGAGTATTAAAAGATGATTTAGTAATTATTGATAAAACAAATAAAATTGAAAATGGTAAAATAGTTCTAGCAATAGTAAGAGAAAGTGAAACTATACTTGCTAGATATTACAAAATAAAAAATAAAATTGAGTTGAGGCCTGAAAATAGTTTTTATGATTCCTTAGTCCTAAATTTAGAAGATATAAAGTTGATAGGACAAATTAAAGGCAATATGAGAGTTATTAATTAATCATTAAGTAAAATTTAACTAATTGTTCAGGAGCGTAAAATAATGAATGGGAAAAATAATATAGAATTAATGGAGATAAAAATTGAGCTAAAACAGATGATAGACACTTTAGATGATAAAAAATTTATAAATAATTTGATAAATATAGTTAAATATTTTTTAGATAGGAAAAAATAAAAAAGACATGTAAATTACATGCCTTTTTTAAGTTCTTCTGTAAATTTTTTTACAACAAGCCAATCTTCATCATTCAGTTTCAACATAGCTCTAATTATATTTTTTTTGAAAGAATCATCATCTGCATATAATCTACCAACAAGCATATCAAATTCTTCTTCTGGAGATAAGTTTAAAAATACCTCTCCCTCTCCAGTTTTTAACCAACCTTCATTGACATTAAATTTTTCGCAAATAGCATCTATGTTTCTTTGAGTTAACTGAACTATACCAGATTCAATATTTCCGACATTAGATCTACTTAATTTTATAGAGTCGGCAAATTCTTGTTGTGTTAATCTTAAGTGTTTTGTCCTTAAATCTCTCAATCTTTCTTTCAAGAAAATCACCTCATACATAAATATACACTATATGCTTGTAAAAAGCAATAAAAAACATAAAAAGACATTAGATGACAAAAAAAGCTTGATTTTGCTTTTAAAAAGAGTTAAAATGACATTAACAAACAAAAAGGAGAGTGTTTATATGTCATTAGAAGAAAAAGAAAGAATATTAAAAGACATTTTTAATAATTTAGAGTTTGTTAATGAAAAAGATAAAAGTTCAGTTATTGCATATATAAGTGCAACTATAGATACAAGAGAGAGAATAGATATAGAAAATAGAAGATGCAAAAGGTCGTAATTAAAAATAAAGGCTTATAGATAATAGGGTTTTGATTTTAAAATATGTTCTATGTGTAACTAACATAGAAGCTATAAGCCTAAAAGATTTTTAAGTGAAAAATATAGGATTAAAAAAGTGTGTGATTTTCATAAAAACACACTAAGCAAAAATATAATAAAAGTCTGATTTTTCAAAAGTCCAAAGGGCTTTTATCGGACTTGTAATAAGTATTAACGTTTGAAGAAAAAGTTAATAAAAAATAGCAATAGTTATGGTGATTAAATGAGTAGTAAGAGAACTAAAAAAAGACATAGATATACAGGGATAGATTATGAAGTATTACAGAAAAAAATAGATGAAGAAGAGCTTACTGTAAGTGAGATAGAAAAATTAATAGATGTTACTACAAATAGTATTTATGAAACTAAAACTATAACAAGTGGACCTATACGAGAGGTAGAGATATATCCTAGTTTCTTAAAAAGAGATATACTTGACGAGTTTCGAGTCAAAAACACAAAGCAAGCTCAAAAGAACTTAAATAATAAAAATGCTGAAAAATACTTTATTAGAAAAGCAAATACTAACTTTGGAAAAGGTGATTATTATGCAAGTTTAGGATATTTGGAAAAGTACAGGCCTAAAAGCTTTGAAGAAGCTAAAAAGCATATGAGAAAGTATATAGCTAGACTTAATTATCTATATCATAAGCAACAGATAGCTCGAGGTATTTCAAAGAAAAAATGTAAAAACATAAAGTACATGTATGTAACTGAAATCTCACAAGAAGGAAAAGGCAAGTGTCATCATCATATTTTAATTAATTCTGTTTTAAGTATGGAAGTTATAGAAAGTGAATGGAAGTTTGGAAGAAGAAACAATATTAGAATCGTCTATCCAGACGAACTACATATAACAGGATTAGCTAAATATCTATCTAAAGACCCACAAGGAAAAAAACGCTGGGGATGCAGTAAAGGATTAAAAGAGCCTGTTGTAACAAGAAGTTTATCTAAATTCTCAAGGAAAAAGATAAATGAAATGTCAAATAACTATAACTTAATAGAATATGAAATGCAGAGAATCAATAAAGGATACAAATTTATAGATGCAAAAGTTGTAAAAAATGAGTTTAATGGCAAATGGTACATAAGTGCAAGGCTCAGAAATATAAAAGACTGTTGAGGTGAAATATGAAAAAAGTAATAGAAGAATTAGAACAAAGCAAAGTTCAAATTTTAAAATTAATATCTAAAAAGCCTAAAGATAATGAAGCTAAAAAGTTACTTGAAGTAGTAGAGAAAACTATTGGATGGTTAGAAAAGGAAAATAAAAAGTTTGAAAAAAATATAGAAGCTTATGGATCTATTGAAGTTCAAATAGAAAATTATAGTTTTATAAAAGATGAAAGAATTAAAAAAGGAATATCAGTTTATAAAGTCGATTTAGACGGATTATATGAGTACATAGACTTAATAAAAGTATGTAAAAAGCATCTTAACTCTATAAACAATATAGAAGGCCTTAAAGAGCTTGCTATTGAGTGGTATATGGAGAATACACAAAATGAAAAAGGTGGTGTTAAAAAATGAAAATTAAAACTGTAATAGAAAATAAATCATTGGAAAAAGAAGAGTTAATAAATGAAGAAGAAGAAAAAACAGCTCTTAATATATTAAAGGAGTTAGAAGGTCATTTAATAATTAGAGCTGATAAAATTTTGAACTTTTGTATTAAATCACTTAAGTATAAAAAGTATTAATAAGTATAAACCTTAGAATTTAGAACTTGATTTAAAGATTCTTCTGAACGTTTAGCGTCTTGATCCTTAAGAACATTATAAATTTTGTCATGAGTTTCTTGATAAAACTTAAGTAAATCTTCAGGAGAATTAGTTTTGAAATCAAAGTTTTCAAAAGTATATTTTATAGCAAGTTCATGAGCTAATGTATTTTTATCCATTATAACACCTTCTTTCTTAAATAAATTGGAATAAAATTCCTAAATAATATTATAACAGAAATAAATTTATTAAACTCATTATAAAAATAGGGGTGAAATTTGTATGAACGAAGAGATCCAACTTTTAGATAAAAGTGAAATAGTAACAATGACAAGCTTAGAATTGGTTGATTTGATAAATAAGTTTAGAGAAGAGGAAGGAAATACAACTCTTAAAAAACATGATGATATGTTAAAGAGTATAAGAAAAGAAATTGAAGTACTTAAAAATACAGGAATAAAAGATGTCGGAAATTTTTCCGAGATCTCATATAAAGATAGTTATAACAGAAGTAAACCATGCTACAAAATGAATAAATCAGGAATAATGCAGATGTTAAATAAAGAAAGTGCATTAGTTAGATATAAAACTCAACAGTATATAGAAGGATTAGAAAATAGATTAAAACAACCTTCCAAAATATTAAGCCCTATGCAGCTATTAAAATTACAGTATAAAGCACTAGAAGAGCAGGACCAAAAAATAGAGGAAGTTAAAGAAGATTTAAAAGACTTTAAAGAGGACCTACCACTTTTTACAGTTGAATGTGAAGAAATATCAAAAGCAGTTAAAAGAATAGGAACTAAAATGCTAGGTGGATATGGAAGCGAAGTTTATAAAAATAAATCTGTAAGAACAAAAGTTTATAGTGATATATATAGACAGTTAAAAAGAGAATTTGGAGTTAATAGCTACAAGGCAATAAAAAGGAAATATTTAAATGAAGCTCTAGATATAGTTGAGAAATACAACCTAACAATAGCATTAAAAGAGCAAATAGATATGCTACGTAGCCAGATAACATTTAATTAAGGGGGATTTAAAATGATAATACATAAGTACACAACACACATACTAGATAAACAGTCAGACGTACCACTTTTAAATGACTATGAAGGGAAAATAAGTTTACAAGTAGATAAGTTTTTACAAAGAACTATAAAGAAAGTTTTAAAAGAAGATTCACTAAGAAAAGCAAAGTTTTTAGATTGTAAAGATAATGAAATAAAGAAAATAACAGATGAAATTTTATATAATGAAAAAACATTTTTAGAAAACTCAAAAGAAATAGCAGCATATTTATTTGACATAATGAAGGAAACAGAACAGATAGAATCTTGTGACTTAATAATTAGCTTAATAACAATAAAAGATGAAAAGATCATAGCAATTATTAAAGTTGATTATAAGAAAATCTATAATCATAAAATAGATTTTAAAGATGATAAGTTTGATATTCAAATGATAGAAAATGAAATAGGAATATCAGAAACATTTAGAGCAAAGCAGTGTGCATTAATAGGTGTAAATGGCTTAAATGATGAATATGACTTGAGAGTTATAGATATAGAAGCTGAGAAGGAAAATGTAAAGTCACTATTTATAGAAGAATTTATAAAAGCAAAAAACATAATAGATGATACATACAAGACAATGAAATTTATTAGTATAACAAGTTCTTGGATAAATAGTTATTTTAATAACTTAGCCAGTAGGGTTGAGAACTTCAATTTCTTGTCATATATAATGCTTAATACATCATCTATAGATATAGAAGATTTTAGCGAGAAACTTTTAGGAAATGATAAAGAAGCAAAAGAAAGTTTTATTGAACAATTAGAATCTAAAGATATAACTAATTTCAATATAGATAAAAAAATAGCTGAGAAAAGATTTAAAAATATTAACTTAAAAGGGATATTTAAATTTAAATGTGGATTAGAAGAATTTAATAATCCGCATGTATTAAAGATTGTTGAAGATGGAGATAAGTACAATTTAGTAATAAAAAATGTTGGAGCTTTATTTGTAGAAAGTGGGAGATAACAACAATGAGTATAACAGAAAGTGTAATAGAATTCATAGAAATGGTTAATAGGATATGCCAAGAGCAAGGCTTAGATATAAAAGAGATTATAGATAAAAAAGATGAGTTTTATGAAGTATTTAAGGAAGCAGGAAGAAGATTTGATGATATTAATAAGCAGATAGATGATTCTTGTTCTTGTAAAAAATGTAAAAAACATGAAACTAACATAAAAGATGTAGAAGTACTTTGTAATAGAAAGAAAGCAGACTGGGAAGGAAAAGGAAACTTAATTAAAGATGGAGTTGTTATAGGTTTAGAAATGGCACTAACAATGTTGAGATAAGTTTATAGGAGAGATGCAGATCATGAAGAAGCTAAAGAAATTAACAAGAAGACAAAAGAACATATTAGCAAGCAATGGATTTGATTTTATGCAATATTTACTAGAAAGACAGGATTATAACAGTTTTACATTTGTACATAGAGAAACAAAAGAAACATTGAAACTTAATTTTAAATAATAAATAAGGGGTGAGATAAGTGTTTGTTGTAAGTAAATATAGACACGAAACTATTTTAAAGGAAAAAGAAGAAAAACATAAGCAACAATTAAAACATAAAGAAGAGCAGTGTAGACACTTTTTAATAAGCAAAGATAATAGAATATCAGAATTAGAAATGGAAAGAGACAAATTAAAAAGTGAATTAGAATTAAAATCTAATAATGAAAAAGTAATACAGGAGCTAAAGAGTAAGCTTAAAGAAGCTAATAGAAAAAATGAAAAATTAGAAAAAGTAAATAAAGATTTACAGTCTAAAGTAAATGTAAGTATTATAGCAAAACAACAATTAAAGGCACTATGTATATGTAAATTAGATAAGAAAAACTTTATGTATTCATTTGATTTAACACCAGTTAATTTAAGTGTTTCTGGTAGAAAAGTTTATGATATAGCACAGTTGTTAGGATAGTGAAGAAATGAAAGATTTATATATTTTTTTTATTTATTTAGTTTTTATATTTGGAGGCTTAGAAATTTTAGTACAAATAGCCTCTAAAAAGGGGGAGTAGGATTTGAATATATTAGCAGCTAGAGAAAAGAAATGTATTCATTGTGATGGAGTTGAGTACAAGTTAAAAACAAAGTTAGGAGTATTTTATCAATGCTCTAATTGCGGATGTATGCATAAATAAAAGGGAGATGAAATAAATGAGAATAAATGTTATAGCTTGTCCTTCATGTGGGCAAGCAGACTGCTTAGAGAAAGATAAAGAATTTGATTATAACGGAACTTTTGAATGTGAGTGCGGAGAAGAGTTTACTTTAGCAGAAGCTAAAATAATTGAACTAGAAAGAAAGTAAATTATAAGGAGCTGAGTTAAATGTACACAAAGAAATGTAAATATTGTGGTAAATATCATGCTGGTAAAGCTAGAACGGAAAGAAAAGAAGCTAAAAAGAATAAAATAATTAATTAAGGAGGAAAACAAAATGGCAGGATTTATAGCAAAACAACCAAATGGATTATATTGCAGGTTTAGCACCATTGTAGACGCTCCTACACATTATAATATGACTTTTGAGGATTATATAAATTTAATAAAAGAAAGAGGATATAATCACGAAGCAGCAGTTAAGGAAGCGAAAGAAGTTATTGAACATCATTTAAAAACATTTGAAGAAGTTATAGAAAGATTTGTACCTAATAATATGTCGAAAGAAGCTTTTAAAGAATGGCTAAAGATAGTTGGATATAAGGATAAAATATAATTTTTATTTAGAAAGGATGAAAGATATGAGTAAAATATGGTTTACGAGTGATACACACTTTGGAAGTGAAAGAACATTAGAATTAAGTAAAAGACCTTTCGAAACAGTTGAAGAAATGGACAAAGTTTTAATAGAGAATTGGAATAATGTAGTGGGCGAATGTGATATAGTAATTCATCTTGGAGATTTTGGAAACTATGAAAGAGTAAAAGAATTAAATGGATTCGTTAAATTAATTAAAGGTAATTATGAAAAAGCAGATGCTAATTTTAATGAATTTAAAGACTATTTTGATATTGTGCTAAAAGATAATCCTTCTTATTGGGTAGAACATTTTGTAGATGATTTCACACATAGATATAAAGTTACTATGGCACACGAACCTAGTTTAGTTAAGGATGTAGGATTAACACCAAATCATGTGAATATATTTGGACATATTCACAAGTTATGTATGATAAAGCCATACGGTGTAAATGTTGGTGTTGATTGTCATAATTTTAAACCAATAGATTTGGAAACGATATTGTTTTATCATAATGCAATATTAAATCATTATGATGAAGAAGTATTTAAATAAAATAATTCATTTATATAAAATATAATTTTATTGGAGGTAGGTAAATATGAAAATAGAAAAGGCTTATGATGTGTGTTGTTATGAGTGTGGCGAAGATTTTGAACAAATAAATATAATAGAGTCAAATGTAGAAGACATGTATTTGTGTGATGATTGTTTGAAAGAATTAAATACAAAAATAAATGAATATTTAAAATATAAATAAAATAATTCATTTATATAAAATATAATTTTTATTTAAGGAGTACGTTATGAAAGAAACAAAACATGATTATCAAGGATGTTTAGTAGGAAACTATTATGATAGAAAAATGACAGGAACTTTTAAATCATGGGAAGAATTCAAAAATGAACATTTAGGATTTTGTGAAGAAGGATTTGATGATACATACCATTTTGTATTTAGATACGATATTCATAAACAAAAGGATAATAATTATAAATTAGAGATATGTATGATGTTGCAAAGAAAAGGCATATACACACATTTATATATAGAAAACATAAATCAAGAACAACTAGATATAGAAGTAAAAGAATGGCTTAGAGGTAGATATAAATACATGTCTAAGTTATGGGAAGAGATAATACAATAAAATAATTCATTTAATGAGCATATAAGAGGTTATAGCAATGAAAATAAGTAATGAAAAGAGAAAAAAACTTTATAACTTAATAAACATATTAGAAATTAGACCTAAGTACGAGGATTATTATATAAATGATTGTATGGAAGCTAAAGATATAAAAGGATTAGGAGTTAAATTTGATTTATGTATGTTTAAAAATTTAAGTATATATATACCGAATATGAGTTTAATTGATGAACATTTAATAAAAGATGATATAATACAAAACTTAGAATCACTAACAATATAAAGAATTTAAATAAAAATGAAGAGTAATTAAAATAATATATTACCCAGTAGATATAAAATTCTTTTAGATAAGGTTAGATAAAAATGAATTTAGAAACAGTAAAGGTTAGATTTACTATGAAAAAGGTTTATATAGAATGTAGAGAATGTAATACATATTTTGAGTCAGAAAAGAAGAATCAAAATTGCATATGTCCTATATGTAATCATAAAGAAGAATTAATTGTAATACATAGAGAAGGAAGTAATAAAAATGAAAAGAAGTGAAGCTAGTGAACAGATTCTATTAATTCAATGGTGCGAATTACAAAAGTTTAAATATCCAGAGTTAGGAATGATTTTTCATGTACCTAATGGAGGCAGTAGAAATAGATTAGAAGCTATAAACTTAAAAAAACAAGGAGTAAAGGCTGGAGTACCAGATTTATTTTTACCAAAGCCAAATGGAAAATATCATGGATTATTTATCGAAATGAAGTTTGGTAAGAACGGAACTACTGAAAATCAGGACAAATGGTTAAAAAATCTAAACGGACAAGGTTATAAAGCAATTGTATGCTTTGGATTTGAAGAAGCTAAAGAAGAGATTTTAAAATACATAGCTAGTTAAGGTGGAGAAAAAATAAATGAGTAATGACAAGTTTAAAGAAGCAGAGGGAAAGTTATTTAAATATAATTTAACAAAAGCAGAAATGAATTGTTTAAAACTAGATATAGAAAAGATAGAAATGAATTACGAATATAACGGATTAGTATCGATGGGCTTTGAAGAAAGAACAGGGAAAACAAACTCTATATCTAAACCAACAGAAAAAGAAGTAATGCAAAAAGATAAAGTAATTCGTGAAAAATATAAAGTTATGAAAGAGAAGGAGATTGAAATAAAGAAGATAGAAAATGCATTAACAATATTAAATGATGAAGAACTAGATCTTGTTAATAGAAGATATTTCAGTAATAAAAATGTAGGATGGACTTACATAAGTAAGATGATGGCTATGTCAGAATCTAAGTGCAAACAAATGAGAGTTGAAATAATTGATAAGATAAAAGGACTATTATAACACACCTTAGATACATAAATTATATATAGTTTGTACACGAATCGTACACGAATTATGTACGATTTGTGTACGATTCGTGTACGATTTATATACGATTTGTACATAAGTTATAAAGTATAATAATAGCATGGAGTATTTGTAGTACCTCCATAAACTACATAATACCTATTGCTATAAGGCTAGATTAATCCCAGCTCTAGCCTTAAAATGAGGATATAGTTTAATGGTAAAATAGCTAACTTTCATTTAGCAGATAGAAGGTTCGAAACCTTTAATCCTCACCAATTAACTTTACGGCTCTTAAGAGCACTCTATAGCGGTATAGAGTATAAACTAAATAGTACGTTCTCATAGAAGGCTAGATTAATTTCTAGCCTTTTTAATTTATAAAAGGAGATTTACATATGGAAAAAGTAAATGAGATAGATAAAGAAGATTTACTTTTATTAAAAGCAAAATACACACTTTCAAATGAAGAACTAGAAAAGGCAGAAGAAAAATTATCTAATAAAATATGTAAAAAAGTAGTAATCATTCCAAATATATTTGATATTGTAAGCGAGAGCAACAATAAGAAACGTTGTGTTATTGAAGCTAAAATAGATACAGAAGCAATTGATAAACATGTAATCAAAGCTATACAGAAGCTTAAAGAGGACTTAAGGAAGAAGGATATAAATGCTTAAAAAAATTTGTAGATGCGGTAAACAAATTCCTCAAACCTTGAAAATGTGTTCTGAATGTGAAGCTAAACTTACTAAGAGTAAGAGGAAAGGATATAAAGATTATAAAAGTAAAAGGACAGATATTAAAGAACAAAAGTTTTATGACAATGGTAATAAAGATTGGACACTTACAAAACAAGCTGTTAAAAATCGAGACGAAGGTAGATGCTTATTATGCGATTTTAAAGGTGATGATGGATATGTGGATGAGGTTCATCACATTATAGAACTAAAAGAAGATTGGTCAAGAAGATTTGATATGAGTAATCTAATTTGTTTATGTAAAAGATGTCATTTCTATGTTCATAAGAAGTATAGAAAAGATAGTAAAAGTAAAAAAGAAATGCAAGATAAACTTAGAGAATTAATAAAGAGAGATGATTATTAATGATAGGTAAAAAAAGGATAGATAGATTAATTAGATATTGTGAAAGTGAAAATATAAATTGTATTTATGTTCTTTCAAATAGTGAAAAGATTTCTAAAATATTAATTGATAAATTAAAAGAATATATAGATGAAAAGTTTATTAATGCAAACACAATTAAATACTGTGATGGAGTAAGTAATGAGTGCATAGTACTTAGCGATAGATGGTACATGAGTAATAAAAATAAAGAAAAAGGATTTAGTTTAATAAGTGGTTCTTCTAAGATATTTGAAATTGGATTAGATGATTTTTAATAAATGGTAGGGGGGTAGTCAAAAAGTTTTTGGCTTTTGACGTAAGTCCATGGTTGCAGTTTTTTTCCGCGGAAACTCCCTAAATGAAATTTTTTTGGACAGGGCAGAGATAGCTATGATTTAGAATTTATCTAAATTATAGCTATTTTAAATTTTGTAAAAATTAAACAAAAAATAAGGAGGTGATAATATGGCTAGACCTAGGCAACCTGTTTCTCTACTTCAAGCTAAAGGCAAAAAACATTTAACAAAAGCTGAAATAGAAGAAAGAAAATCTCAAGAACTAAAAGTTAATTCAGATAATGTTAAAGCTCCTGTTTTTCTTAATGAAAGTTTAGTTGATGAATTTAATAAGTTTGTACAAGAAATGAATAGATTTGAAATTTTAGATAACACAGACTCGGATGCAGTAGGAAGATATACTTACTACAAAAATGAATTTGCTAGAATTGCTAAAAAGCTTTCTAAAACAGGTCCAGATAATAAAAAATATGATGATTATTTAAAAAAGCTAAGTAATATAAGTAAAGAAATAAATATTTTAGAAGTAAGATTTGGTATTACACCTGGGAATAGATGCAAATTAGTTATCCCTACTCAAAAAGAAGATAAACCTCCAAATAAATTTTCTAAATTTATGAAATAAGGGGGTGGTTGTATGTGAAGATAGACAGGGTTACTAGATATGCTTTAGATGTAGTTGAAGGAAGAGAAATAGCTGGTAAAAATGTTATTTTAGCCTGTAAAAGACACCTAGAGGATTTAGAAAAGTCAAAATTAGCACCTTATATTTATGAATTTGATGAAGATTTAGCATTAGAATCAATAGAATTCTTTGAAAGTCTAAGGTTTACAGATGGAGAAATAGCTGGGCAAGAGGTTGAGTTATTTGGATTTCAAGATTTTATAATAGGATCATTGTTTGGTTGGGTTTCAAAAGAAACTGGATATAGAAGATTTAGAAAAAGTTATGTACAACTTGCTAGAAAGAATGCGAAATCTCTTTTAAATAGTGGTTTAGCTATTAAATTATCAGCTTTTGATAACTATCCAAATGCTCAAGTTTATTGTACTGCCACAAAAATGAAACAAGCTAGGATAGTTTGGGAGCAAGCCAGTAAATTTATAAATGCAGAATCAGATTTAAAAGAATTATTTAAGATAAAAGATCATGATGCAATTATAGAATCTCTATATAGTGGCGGTAAAATAATGGCACTAGGAAGAGATACAGGAACTATAGACGGTTTTGACCCTCATGGTGGTATTATTGATGAATTTCACAGCCATAGAACTAATCAAATGGTTAAACTCCTTGAAGATGGTTCTGTTAACCAAGCTGAATCTTTAATTAGTATTATAACTACCGCAGGATTTAATTTAAATGGACCATGTTATAAAGAATGGGAATACTGCAAAAGTGTTTTAGAAGGAATAGTAAGCAATGATGAATACTTTATATACATAGCACAAATGGATGAAGATGATGATATTTGGAATCCAGAAAACTGGTGTAAGGCTAATCCATTAGTTGCAAAGTTACCTAAAGGATTAGAAAATTTAAAGAGATTTGCAAAAGAAGCAATGCAAAAAGGTGGAGAAGATCTAAGAAACTTCCTAACTAAATCTTTAAATATATGGTATGAGTTTTCAGATGACCAATACATCGGGCCAGAAAAATTTAAAGCTTGTGAATCTAAAAAGACATTAGAAGATTTTAGAGGACAAAAATGTTATGTAGGACTAGACTTAAGTTCTGGAGGAGACTTAACTTCATTAGCTTTAATATTTGTATATTACGTTGAAGGAGTTAAAAAGTATTTTATACATTCACACTCATTTATTCCTAAAAATAGAGTTAAGGAACATATAAAAAGTGATAATGTACCTTATGATGTTTGGATAAAAGCTAAATTATTGACAGTTACAGAAACTCTTGGAGGAATAAAAACAGATTATAAATATATAATTGCATATTTAAAGTCTTTAATTGAAGAATATGATTTGAAAATTGAGCAGTTAGGCTACGATCCACATAATGCAGATACATTTTTAAGTGATTTAGAAGAATTAGGATGCGATTGTATAGAAATATATCAATCACCTAAATGGCTAAATGATGCTACAGAAGATTTTAGATTAGAAGTAGAGGCTGGAAATGTTGAATACAACAAAGAAAATGAATTACTTTCTTGGTCAGTTGTAAATGCTAAAACAGTTTCTAATTCAAGTGGAGAAATTAAGATAGATAAAGATAGAAGAAACAAAAGAATAGATCCAGTAGACTCCGTTATAGATGCATATAAACTAGCATTTAAAGAAGAAAGATTGTCTGATATTAATGAAACAGTTGATAGATACTTTGACATCATGGGATGGAATTAGAAGGGAGGTGCAAAAATGAACCTTATAAAAAATTTAAAGAATTTGATATTACCTAAACCGCAAACTGTTGATATGAAAAATGAAAAATTACTAGAGTGGCTAGGTATAACAACTAGAAATAAAAGTATTTTAAGTGAAGTTACTTATTTTACTTGCTTAAAAATGTTATCTGAGACATTAGGTAAAATGCCTATTAAAATGTATCAAGAAACGGAAAAAGGTGTAATAAGAGCAGCACCAAATAAAGCATATAATTTATTAAAGGTTAGGCCTAACCCTTATATGACACCCTCTATATTTTGGGCAACTGTAGAAAATAATAGAAATCACTTTGGAAATGCCTACGTTTATATAAGAAAAGAATTTAAGCGTGAAAAATATGGAGCTACATATGAAATAAAAGATTTATGGATTATGCCAAGTAGTGATGTACAAGTTATTATAGATGATGCAGGTATATTAGGTATTAAAGATGCAATTTGGTATGTATATACAGATAAATATACTGGGGAACAATTTGTATTTAAAAATGAAGAAGTACTACACTTTAAAACCTCATTTACATTTGATGGTATATTAGGTGAGCCAGTTAGCAAAATTTTAAAATATACCCTTGAGGGTGGAGTTGAAAGTCAAAATTTCATTAATAACCTTTATAAAACAGGACTTACTGCAAAGGCTACACTAGAATATACAGGTGATTTAGATAAGTCAAAAGAAGATAAATTAATAGAAGGTATTTCAAGGTTTGCTAATGGTTCAGATAATGCAGGTAAAATAATTCCTATACCATTAGGTATGAAAATAACACCTTTAAATATAAAGCTAACAGATAGCCAATTTTATGAATTAAAGAAATTTTCATCACTTCAAATAGCAGGAGCATTTGGAATAAAGCCAAACCAAATAAATAACTATGAAAAATCTAGTTATTCAAGTGGAGAAATGCAACAACTTAGCTTTTATGTAGATACAGAGCAATTTATATTAAAACAATATGAAGAGGAAATTTGCTACAAATTATTAAGTGATGAAGATAAAAAGGAAAATAAGTATTATAAATTCAATGAAAAAGCTATTTTACGAACAGATGCAAAGACACAGGCAGAGTGTTTAACATCTTTTGTAAATAATGCTATATATACTCCAAATGATGCTAGGGCAATTTTAGATATGCCAGCAAAAGAAGGTGGAGATGTATTAGTTTGTAATGGTAACTACATACCTATAACAAAAGTAGGAAAGCAATATGAGGAAGGAGGCGAAAACAGTGAGTAAAGTATTAAATTTACAAAATAAAGATACCAAAACTGGAGAATTAAAAAATGTTGGTAAGATAGAAATAAAAAATCAAACAGAAGAAAAAGCAGAACTTTATTTCTATGGAGATATAGTTTCAGATAGTTGGAGTAGTTGGTGGGCAGATGAAGATAAATGTCCTCAAGATGTAAGTGACTTCCTGAAAGAACTAGAGAATTCACAAAATGTTGATATATATATAAACTCTGGCGGTGGATCTGTATTTGGTGGAATAGCAATTTATAGTATGTTAAAAAGACATAAAGGTAAAAAGACTGTTCATGTTGATGGATTAGCAGCAAGTATAGCTAGTGTAATAGCACTTGCAGGAGATAAAGTTATAATACCTAAGTATGCTAACTTTATGATTCATAACCCTTTAACATTTTTATTTGGAGGATATAACGCTAAAGATTTAAATGAGATTGTGGGAGCTTTAGAAAGTTGTAAGGAAAGTATATTAAATATATATATGGACCATGCAAAAGAAGGAGTAACAAGAGAAGAAATTTCAGAACTTATGAATCAAGAAACATGGTTTACTGGTGAAAAAGCTGCAGAATACTTTAATATTGATGTAGAAGAAGAATTCGAAGCAGTTGCATGTTCATCTAACTTTTTTGATAAATATAAAAATATGCCAAAAGATTTATTTAAAAATAAAGTTAAAGATAATGAAAATAAAGAAATAGATATAGATGAAATTGTAAATAGAGTAGTTTCAAAATTACAGAATAAAAAAGAAGATGATAAAAAAGTAGAAAATACAATTGAAAAAGAAAAGGAAAATTTATTAAATGATTTAGATTTATACTAAATCTTTTTTTATTGCCAAAATCCAAAAATATATAGAAAAGTGAGGAATAAAAATGTCAAAAGAATTATTAGAATTAATGAATAAGATAAAAGCTCAAAAAGAATTAGTAAAGAATTTAGTTAATGAAAATAAAATAGATGAAGCTAAAGCAGCTAAAGAGGAATTAAAAAATTTAAGTGATAAGTTTGATGTTCTTTATGATTTAGAAGCTGAAGCAGATGAGGCTGCTAAAGAAAATATAAAAAATAAAGCTAAAAAAACAGAAATATCAAATTCTAAAAAAGAATCAAATGCTTTTGTAAATGCTATAAAGGCCAGATTAACAGAAAGTAATATAAGTGATGAAGATAAAACTATATTAAATCAAATGAGCGAAGGAAGTCCTGCTGATGGAGGATTAACTGTTCCTAAAGATATGAGAACAGAAATAAAAGAACTTAGAAGAGGTGAAGATTCATTAGAAGACTTAGTAAATGTTGAGCCAGTAACAACTTTAAGTGGATCTAGAGTTATAGAAGTAAGTGCAGAAGAAACTCCATTTGACAATATAGATGAAGCAGCAGATTTTCCAGATGTAGAAACACCTAAATTTAAAAATATAGAATATAAAGTTAAGAAAAAAGGTGGAACGTTAAAAGTAACTAGGGAGTTAATTCAAGACTCATCAGAAAATATAAAAGCATATTTAAAAAGATGGATTGCTAAAAAATCTAAGGTTACAAGAAACTTTTTAATATTAAAGAAAGCTGATGAAATGACAAAGGGAAAAGAAAAAGATGTTGCTACTTTAGATGATTTAAAAGATATATTTAATGTATCTCTTGATCCAGCTATAGCTTTAACTTCCAAAGTTATAACTAATCAAGATGGATATAATTATCTTGATAAATTAAAAGATTCAGATGGAAAGTATATACTTCAACCAGACCCAACACAACCAACAAGAAAACTATTATTTGGGACTTACCCAATTAGAAAACTTTCTAATAAAACATTAAAAACAACTGAAAATAAAGCTCCTATATATTGTGGAGATTTTAAAGAAGCTATAACTTTATTTGATAGAGAAACTCTTTCTGTAGAAATGAACACTCAAGGAGATTCTTATTGGAATAAAGATTTAGCAGGAATAAAAGTAAGAGAAAGATTAGATATAAAAGACGTAGATTCAGAAGCTATAGTAAAAGGAGTTATAGCTATAACACCAGGAAAATCTAAATAAATAAAAAAATATACTTTAGAATAATAATACGTTGAAATTACAAGGTATTATTATTCTATTAAAGTTTTTGAAACACCTTAGAATCGATTTAAATAGGTCGTTTTTTTTAGCTATTTTTTAAGAAATGAGGGATTAAATGATTCTAACTTTAGAAGAAACTAAAAAGTTCTTAAAAGTAGATTTTGACGATGATGATGAAGACATTCAAGACTGTATAGATGCAGCTGAGGAATATCTCAAAGATGCTACTGGAAAAGAATTTACTAGTGAAAATAAAAGAGCTAAAAGATATTGTAAAATATTAGTCAATGAATGGTACAAAGATAAAGGATTAATGGAAGAAGAAAAAAGGAAAAAAAGAGTGAGATTTTCACTACAAACTATTATGACTCAGTTAAAGTATGGTGATTAAATGGCTGAATGTAGATTAACAGAAAGAATAAAAATAGAAAAATTATCAGGCTCAAATGAAACTAATGAAAATGGATTTGATGAAGAAATATGGAAGGAACATTATAAATGTTGGAGTGGCTATAAAAGAGTATCTGGAAAAGAATATATAGCTGCTAAAGCAAATAATAGTGAAAATATGGTTACATTTACAGTTAGATACTGTAAAAAAGTAAAAGAGTTACTAGATCCAGGAGCAAGTAAAATATTTAGAATAGAATATAAAGGTTTTTATTATGATATTTTAGATGTTTTGGACTTTGAAAATAGACATGAATTTGTAGACATTAAAGCTAAAATAAATTGTTAGATTTCCAATTATTACCTTTTAGGTTATAATATAGCTTGGAGGTGTCATAATATGAAAAAAACTGCTTTTATTTTAGGACTTATAGGAGGAATATTTGGAATCCTATTAGGTTGTATGTTACTGTTTATTGGGTTTAATATGAAGGTAACTAATCCAGCAGGCGGTAGTACTTTAACATTTGCATTTTTAAGTATACTTGCAAGTATAGCTGGTTTAGTAGGTGCATGTATAGTTAATAATAAAGAAAAATTAAGTAGAATATTTATGATCATTGCTTTTATAATTAATTTAGCTGCAGCATTTACTTCAATTTCTGCTGATAGTCCAATCAACTTTATTGGTGGATTAGTTGTAGCAATTTTATTTTTAATATCATCAATATTTACTATGATAAAAGATAAAAAGGAAGCTATATAGCTTTCTTTTTTTATTTGGAGGTTTTATATGTCAAGTACTATAGAACTTGAAGGATATGAAGAGTTTGAGGAATATGTGAAAAATATGGCTTTAGATACAGTTATAAAAAGGCAAGCTGTAAGGTCAGGTATAAAAGTAATTGGAAAAGGATTAGAAAATGATACTCCAAAAGGACCAACAGGAGAACTTGCTGAGATTAAAGTATCTATTAAAGAAAATGCTTTAGCAACAGAAGGAACTGCAAAAAGTAAAGCATTCTATGATATATTTCAAGAGTATGGAACAAGTGAACAAAAGGCTCATGTAGGATACTTTGAAAGAAGTGTTGAAGAAAATACAGAGGAAGCTATTTCAAAGGTAGCTCAAACAATATTTAGAAAAATGGGGTGATATTTTGGAAAGTAATATAAAAATAGATGCCTCGATTATAAAAAAGAAACTAAAAAATACTTTAAGTTCAGATAATATTATTAACTTATTACCTAATAAAAAAGTATTTTTTATTCAAGCAAACAATCCTAAACCACCATATGTTGAGTATGAAATTTACTATACGAAACCGTCATATTATGAAGAAGGTAAAATAAAAGAAATAAGATATTTTATACAAGTAGATATCTTTAGTAAGGGAGATTATACTCAATTAGAAAGTATTATAATTAATGAAATGCTAAACGCTGAATTTGAATATAGCCCTGGAAGTCCAGATTTAGTTGAAAAGGAAACAGGACTATATCATAAGCCGTTAAGATTTAATATTGATTTACCAACTAGCTAATCTAAGCTAGTTTTTTATTTATAAAAGAAAGGAATGATGCAGAATGTCAGCACCACAAAAAATATTACCAGTTGTAAACGTAAGTAAGTTATATGTAGCTCACTTAAAAACTGAAACTGATGGAGATATAACTTTTGATACTCCTAGATACTTAGAAGGGGTTAAACAAATAGGAATAAAACCAAAACAAAATAGTGATCCATACTATCATGAAGGAAGAAAGGTTTTAGAGGAACAAACATTACAAGATGTAAAGGTAACTTTAAATGTAACAGATTTACCAGATGAAGATGAATGTTACGTTATGGGGCACAAGTTAGCTAAAACAGGTGGAATAATAAAAAATGATAATGATATAGCTCCAACACTTGCTATTTTATATAAAGCAGAGAAGGCTCAAGGAATAGATAAATATGGGATATTATATGCTGGAACATTTGGATTATCAGATGAAGATTTAAAAGCTAAAGAAGGTAAAGCGAACTTCCAAGCTAAGAAAATAGAGGCGAGTTTTAGACCTTTAGTAAATGGATTATGGCAATACAATGTATGTAGTGATTCTCCTAATGTAACTCCAGAGTTTTTAAAGAATTTCTTTAAACAAGTTACTATAGCTGAAGAAAAAACAGATGAAGTTAGTTCTGAACATTAATATAAATACTAAGGAGTGAATTTAAATGAAAAGAAAATTTAAAGTAGGAAATGAAAACTTAGCTTTTGAAATGACAAATAAGACTATATTTGATATAGATGAAAGATTTGATAATTTTGGGAATGTCATAAATGGGGTTATGTATGGTCAAAACTTATATAACAATGCTTTAAAAGTCATGGTATGTTCTTGTATATCAAAAAGAGTTGATAAAGATGGAAATGAAAATCCATTAACTATAGATGAGCTAAAAGAAAAATTAACTCCAGAACAAGTTATGGATGGAATAATAGATTTTGCAACAAATTTATACTTTGATTATAGAGGGGTTAAAACATCTGATACCACTGATGAAAATAAATCAGAAAATAATAAAAAAAAATAGATTTAAATGAAAAGCCATTTGATATAAATAGGCTTTTTTTTATTGCAAAAACACAACTAAATTTCACAAGACAAGAGTTCTTCGATAGCACATTCAAAGAAATTGTTATGTTAATCGGAGAACTCAATAAAACATATGAAGAGCAAACTCAATCAGCTTCAAATGATGGATATGTTGAAAAAGTTGTAAGTATAGATGAAGTACCTTTCTTATAGAAAGAGAAAGGAGGGTAAATGGGTGATACAGAAAAACGAATAACCGCAAAGATGATTCTGGATGATTCTGGATATTCCAGTACATTAAAAGGTATAAATTCAGAAATTAAAAATAATAAGAGTGAATTAAAAGCAGCTCAAAGTGGTTTAGAGGCATTTGGTAAATCTACAGAAGGTGTAAATAGGGTTCAAAGCTCATTACAAAAACAATTAGATTTACAAAATAAGAAATTAGAAACTTATAAAAAAAGTGTTCACGATGCTACTGAAACACTACAAAAAAATATAAGTGAAAGAGATAAATTAGCAAGTTCTCTTTCTAAAGCTGAAAAAGCACATGAAAATGCTATAAAAAACTATGGTAAAGAAAGTAAGGAAGCTAAAGAAACTGAAAAAGCTTTAGAAGAATTACAAAAAGAACATGATAAGCTAGATAGAACAGTAGAAAATAATGCTAAGACTCTGCAAAACTATGAAACTCAAATGAATAAAGCAGAAGAAGAAGTAAATAAAGCTCAATCTGCAGTAAATAAATTCAATAGAGAAGTTGAAAACACTCATGGTGTAGGCAATGCATCTAAAAAGCTTGAAGATTTAGGAAATAACTTTAAAAAAGTAGGTAGTAAAGCTCAAGAGATAGGTGGAAAACTTACTACTCATGTTAGCTTACCTTTAACTGGAATAGGAGTAGCTGCGGCTCATGTAGGTATGGAGTACGAAGCTCAAATGGATAAGGTAGCCGCTATTTCTGGTGCTACTGGTGATGATCTTAAACAATTAGAAAATAAAGCTCAAGAAATGGGAGCTAAAACTAAATTTAGTGCTGCACAAGCAGGCGAAGGTATGGAGTACATGGCTAAACATACATGGCCGGCTATAAAGAAATTTATAGTAAAAAACAGTGGGTTAAAATTGGAAAGCTAAGTTTACTCGAAAGCCTAAAGCAATAGGCTTTTTTATTTTGTAAATAAGCTAATCAATTACCAAACTACATAGGGATATGTAGAAGGTTTAGAGACTAGGAGGAATAGACTAGAACAGTTGAAACTCCCATGAAATCCACTACCCTAACGTAAAGACGAGGGTAAAGAGATAGTCCAACTCTAGGTGAAAGCCTAGTCCTAGGATAAAGAGCCTAGGCAATGAAGTTAGATGGCTGGTTGGAAAACTGGTGATATGCTCGAAGGTATAGAACCTATACTAAATTTAGCAATTGCATCTGGAGAAGAATTAGGAACTACGTCTAAACAGTATTGGACGGTTACAGGGAAACTTGTAGCATAAACTATCGGGGAAAATCGGTGAAGGCTAAGTTTGAATTTAAAATATGTTAATACCGAGAGGGCAATATATCAAATTGTCTTTGTAACGCATAGGGATTGAGCATTATGAGAGCAAAAATATCCCCAAGAGTCTCCGACACGATTAATTATAGATTAATCTGAAAACCTAACGTTAAACGAGGGTGAAAATGTATGCTGACCTAGTTATGAATAGACATAACATAATGGAGGAAACTCCTAGAACATAAGGATAAAAAGCCTTATGGATAACAAAGTGGATATTGTAACAGATGCATTAACAGGTTTTGGATTAAAAGCTAAAGATGCTGGTATGTTTAGTGATGTATTAGCAGCTGCTTCATCAAATGCCAATACCAACGTTGGGATGATGGGTGAATGTTTTGCCCATCTAAAAGCTTCTTAATTCGGTGAACCCTAAGTTTATTGATAATGAAGAATATGAAAATATATATTAATTACTATAAATATGGGAATACCGAGCGAAGCCGAATAGTAAACTTTCGGAACGTGTAACGACTAGATAAAGTAAGCTAAGTAATTTCATTTAAATAATGTTTTTATATGCCGAAATATCCACGAACAGAAGCCATCTTAAATTAAGATGAAGATATAGTCTGAACTTACAGGAAACTGTAAGAAGTAAGAGATAAAGAGCTCTTACGATAACAACAATTGGAAACATTTAAATATGCAGCTCCTGTAGCTGGTGCTTTAGGATATAGTGTTCAAGATACTTCTTTAGCTATAGGATTAATGGCTAATAGTGGTATTAAAGCAAGTCAAGCTGGTACTGCACTTAGAGCAGGATTAACTAACTTAGTAAAGCCTACAGATAAAATGGCTGATATGATGGAGAAGTATGGAATATCTGTAGAAAATAGTGATGGTAAGATGAAAAGCTTTAGAGAAGTAATGTCTGACCTTAGAGAAAAAATGGGTGGTTTAGATGAAGCTACTCAAGCTAGTGCCGTTGCAACTATCTTTGGTAAGGAGGCCATGTCTGGATGGCTTTCAATTATAAATGCTAGTGAAGGAGATTTTAATAAATTAGCAAATGCTATAGACAACAGTGAAGGTGCTACTGCTAAAATGGCTAAAACTATGAGTGAAAATGCAAAAGGTAGTTTAGCAGAAATGAAAAGTGCCTTAGAAGGTGCAGCAATAAAAGTTTTCCAAGCATTAGCTCCAGCTATAACAAGTGTTGCTAAAGATATTACTAAATTAGCAACTAGTTTTAGTAATTTAAGTCCACATACTCAAGAATTTATAGTTAAGGCAGGAATGGCTGCAATTGCTATGGGGCCTGTAACTAGTGGTTTAGGTCATGTAACAAGTGGGATAGGTGGATTAATTGGAACTGTTGGAAAGTTTAAAGCATTAAAAGCTGCTGCTACATTTAAAGATTTCTCAAAAATATTATTAGGACTTGCTCCAGCTGCAGAAACGGCAGGAGCTGGATTAGCAGGAGCAGAAGTTGCTGGTGCTGGATTTGGTGCAACAGTTATAGGTTGTTTAGGACCAATTGCATTAGGTGTAGCTGCAGTAGCTGCCGTTGGATATGCAGGATATAAAGTTGCTGAACACTTAAATAAAAGTGCAACACCTGCAGTAGATTTATTTGCAGATAAAGTTGAACAAAGCAGAGATAAGTTTGGAAACTATGCACAAGCTACAGAAAAAGATGTAATTAAAATATCTAAAGCAACAAAAGACAATGTACAATCTTATTTAGAGTTAGATAAAAAAGCAAGTGAATCTATGATGAACTTAAAAATGAACTCAGATAAATTCTCAAAAGAAGCAAAAGACACTGTAGTTAAGAACTTTACAGAAATGAGTAAAAAATCTAGTAGTCTATCGAAGGATCAAAGAGAAAAAATGACTGTAGATTTTAAGAAATTAGTTTCTGATACTGGAGTTTTAACTAGCAAGAATAAAGATGAAATAATAAAACAATATACTGCAATGGTTAATGGTACTAAAGGTTTAACTCAAAAACAAAAGGACCAAACTATAAAAGACTTTAAAGATACATTAGATAAAAGTGTAGTATTATCAAAGAAACAATCTCAAGAAATGCAAAAAGTTTATACAGACATGGCTAATAAAATTAAAGAAGGTATTGATAAAAAAAGGGATGCAGATCTAAAAAGTCAAAAAGATTTCTTTGCTAAAACTAATGCCCTTACAGATCAAGAAAAAAAGGATGCACTAGATAAAACAAAAAGTCATTGGACTCATCAAAAACAACTAGTTGATGAAGCTCAAAATAAAATTAATGCTATTCATGCTAAAGCAGCTGAAGAACATAGAAAGCTTAGTAATCAAGAGTTACAAGATATTAAGCAAATTAAAGAAGATATGAAAACTACCGCTATAAAAACTTTATCTGATAATGAAGTTGAAGCTAAGGTAATACTTGAAAGAATGAAAGATAATGATAAAAATATAACTGCTGATATGGCATCTAAACATATAAAAGAATTAAATACCTCTAGAGATAAAGCTATTGAGGCAGCTAATAAAGAATGTGATGAAAGAATAGCTGAAGCATATAGAATGCAACAAGAAACTGGTTCAATAAGTGAAAAACAAAGGGATCAACTTATTGAAGATGCAAAGAAACAAAGAGATGATACTGTAGATGCTGCGAAAGAAACAAGAGATAAAGCAGTTGATGAAATAACTTCTATGAACTCAGATATATCAAAAGATGTAGATACTACAACTGGTAACGTTAAAAGTAATTGGGATAAGTTAAAAGATTCATGGAATAGTGGATGGGGAAGTTTAGTTAAAAACTTCTTTGTAAATACATTCTTCCAAAGTCATGGTAAAAAGCCTGATGGAAACTGGACAGGTAATTCACACTTTAAAGGTGGTTTAACATATCTTCATGAGCGTGGATATGAGTTATATGACCTACCAAGTGGAACTAAGGTATATAATCATGAATCAAGTGAACAAATGGTTTTAGAGACTGCTAGACAAACTGCTCAAGGAGTTATAAATTCTATGATGAAAAATAAAGGTGATTCTGATGGAAATATTATAATACCTATTAATATTGCAGGAGAAGAAATAGATAGAGTTGTAGTCCCAAGAGTTTCAAATAGACTTGCTTTAAATACAATGAGAAGAAGGAGGTAAAAAATGCTTATAAACAATATAAATATAGAAAAGTTTAATGCTAGGGTTTTAGATGTTGATATTCAAAACTCTAGCATTAATAATTTAAAAGATTTTGAAAATGCAAATACATTATTACCTTTCTTCTTTGATTCAAAAGTATCTTTAAATGCAATTACAGTTACTCTTTTAGTAAATTCTTTAACTAAAAAAAGATATTATTTAGATAAAAGTGATTTGTTAAGTAATATGGTAAAACCATTTGAAGTTTATTTTAAAGATAGAAACTTAAGATTTAAATGTGTTTTAAATGGAAGTTCAGACCAACCAAGTTTAAGACAAATAAGAGGAAGATTACAATTAAGTTTTACAGGTTATAACATTGAAAATGAAGTTATTGAAACTATTACAAATGGAGTTTCAAGTAAAAATATAAATGGTCAAGGTAATACAAAAGTGCCTGTAGTTTTAGAAATAACTCCTACTATAGATATGATTGATTTAAAAATAACTGGATTAAGCGAAGATCCTCTTATTGTAAAGAACTTAAAAGGCAATAAAACTATAGTTATAAATGGAATTGAGGGAATGGTTACACAAGATGGTATCAATAAATTTGATGATACTGATATGTGGGAGTTCCCTTTTTTAGTTCCAGGAAATAATTTAATTACATTAAGTAAGAACACTTGCAATATAAAAATTAAATATAATCCAAGATTCATATAGAAAGGATGATACAAATGTTAAATGCAAATAAAACAATAACTATATCTGGCACATCAACAATTGATGGACAAATAGTAGTATATATGAGTGCTAGTTTAAGTACAGATGGAACTACTCAAGAAAATATAAATAAAGTTGTACAAAATCAAGATCTATACAATAAAAATAAAGAAGCTATAAGAAAAGATATGAGAAACTTTGAAGATGCAGTATATGCAGAACAGGACAAGTTAGCAGCTAAGTAAAAATATATTTTAAAAGGGAGAGAAGTATTATGAAACTATCATTAAGAAAATTAGTAAATGGATCACAACAATTGAGCAATATAGCATATAAACAAGGTTTACCTTGTAAATTATCTTATGCTATAGCTAAAAATATAAAGAAAATAGAAAGTGAATTGCAAATATATAACTCTGAAAGACAAAAAATAATAGAAAAGTATTGTGTTAAAGATGAAGATGGAAAATTGAAATTAAATAAAGATAATACATATGACATAAAAAAAGAATTTATAGATGTATGCAATAAAGAGGTAAATTCACTTTTAGATATAGAAGTTGATATAGATATTCATAAATTTAATATAAATGATTTATATGACAGTAATTGCGATATGTCTCCAGCTGAATTAATGGTTATAGACTATATGATAAATGAAGAAGAATAATTAACTAGTTAAATTTAGAAAGAAAGGAGGGAAGCCTCTTTTGATACATTTACATGATAAAAATAAGAAAAAAATAGCTGGTTTAATAGATTATAAAGATTTATTTATAGAAAGTGAATTGCAGAGTGGAGAAAAGACACTCTGCTTTTATTATCCTAAAAAGGCAAATTACTATTTTGATATAATGGAAGAATGCTATATAAAGACCAAAGAAAATGAGTATATAGTTAAAGAAAGAAATGTCCAAAGTGAATATACTGAATTTAAATGTATTTTGAATTTAGAAGATATAGAAGGTAAGCCTTTTTCAAAGTTTGAAAGTAAAGAACAAACAATTGATAAAGCCTTAGCTCTTGCTTTAGCTGGTACTGGTTGGGTTGTAGGTAAGTGCGATTTAAAGAAAAGGAGAACTGTTAGAATGACTAATTGCTCCAGTTTAGAAATCGTACAAGAAATTAAAAAAATATATAGATGTGATATAGTTTTTAATACTTTAGACAAAACAATAGATGTATATGAACACCTAGGAGAAGATAAAGGAACTTACTTTATAGATTCTTTAAATCTAAAATCTTTAGCTATTCAAGGTAGTTCTTATGGTTATTTTACAAGATTAATTCCTATCGGGAAAGATGATTTAAAGATAACTGATATAAATGATAAAAAAGAATATGTAGAAAACTATCAGTACTCTAATAAAATTAAAACTGCATATTGGATAGATGATAGGTACACCGTTAAAGAGCACCTTAAAGATGATGCTGTAGCTAAATTAAATGAAATATCAAAACCATTTAGATCTTATTCTGCTGCAATTTTAAATTTAGCAAAGCTTAATAATAAATATAAAAATATTTTAGATTATAAGTTAGGAGATACAATAAATCTTATATCTAAAGAAGATAAATTTAAAGATAAACAAAGAATAGTTAAAATGATAGAGTTTCCAGATGAACATGAAAGAGATAGCGTAGAACTTTCTAATACTACCTTGTGCTTTGAAGATATTCAAACACAGTTTCAAGAAGCAGCTGATACAGTAGATAATATAACCACTGATAATGGAACTATAAAGGGTTCTACTATAGACAGTATAGAAACTAAGCAAATAAAAGATTTCTATAAAGAAGTTATAGAAGCTACAAACATTAAAGTTATAAATGCAAAAATAATCAACTTAGAAGCTCAAGATGTTACTATATCTGGTCAGTTAACTGCGGTTAACGCTCAGATAGGAAGTCTTACAACCAATGTTGCTACTATAGATAAATTAGTTGTAAAACATGATGCTTCTATAACTAATTTAAATGCAAACAAAGCCAGTATAACAGATTTGCATGCAACAAATGCAACTATACAAGTATTAGAAGCTAATGTGGGTAATATACGAACTCTTGTAAATGGTAATTTATCTAGTGAAAATATACAAGTAGGTGGTATTACTGGTGATAGATTAAATATGAAAACTATATTTGTTGATGATGCAAATATAGTTAGTATAAATGCTTCTAAAATTAATGCAGGAGAAATAAGTACAAACAAAGTAAGAATTAAATCTGATGATGGTGGAATTGAAATTATAGGAACTACTTTACAATTTAAGGATAAAAATAATAAAGTTAGAATCCAAATGGGAAAAGATGCTAAAGGAGATTTTAATTTCATTATTCTTGGAGAAGATGGGACAACTACTCTTATAGATCATACTGGAGTAAAAGAAAAAGCTATAGCTAATGATTTAATAAAATCTAATATGATTGCTAGTAATGCAGTAGGAGAAAAACAAATAGATTATTCTAGTTTCTCAGAAGGGTTTAATAAAGATACAAATGCAAATACATTAAATGCTACAAAAATAAAATTAAATAATCAAAATCAAACTTTAGATATAGCTTTTAACTCTTTAAAAAAACAATCTGATAGTAATAAAACTTTAACAGAAAATCACAGTACAACTATTAATATTATGCAAGGTGAAATTAGCACTGCTATTAATAATACTCAAATAGTTAAAGATGGTAAAACAGTCTTACTTAAAGATGATTATAACAGGACAGTTGAAACTGTAGACACCTTAAAAAGTACTATAGGAAAGCATACTACTTTAATAGATCAACAAACTGGATTAATAACGGGAGTTACAACTAAAGTAAATACCTTTGAAAGAGATTTAAATGGTATGTCTCTTACAGTAACTGAAACTAAAACTAAATTAGATAATCTTCAAATAGGAGGAAGAAACTTACTTTTAAACTCTAATTTTAAAGAAGGGTTAAAACATTACTCTATCAAAAATGCAGGTAAAAACGGAACAATAGAAGTTGTTGAATTTCAAGGCCGTAAATGTTTAAAGTTTACAAATGTAGGATACTGGGATGTTTCAAAATATCTATCTTCACCCGATTATAAAATACCTACTGGTCAGAAAGTTAACTTTTCAGCAGATATTTATTTAACTTCTGGGGATTGTATTTCAGTTGATTTTAGTGGCGTTTTAGATAAAGGAGATAACTATATAAAAGTTCCCAGTTTAAACAAATGGCATAGATTAAGTACTACTTCAACGGTTTCATCTAGTTCAGATGGAGTTTCTGGTTTTTCGCTATACTCTGGGAGTAGAACAAAAACTATTTCAGGTTATATGTCATTATTGAAAGCTGAAATAGGAGATAAAGCAACAGACTGGAGTCCAGCACCTGAAGATATTCAAGCAGAAATAACTACTACAAACAGTAAGATTTCTACTATAGATATGAAATTAGGTAGCATTACTAGTAAAGTTAATGCAGTAGAAGCTAATAACCAAAACTTAGCTGGTCAAGTATCTGGACTTAATATTTGGAAAGCTGAGGCAGAACAAAAAATAACTAAAGCAGCAATAATAAGTACTGTTAACTCTGAGTTTTATACAAAAGGTCAAACAGATGCCATGTATGCTACTCAATCACAATTTAAACAATTTAGTAATAGATTTGAATTTCAGATTCAAAATACAGGAAGATCCCAATTAGTTCCTAATGGAGATTTTAAAAATGGATGGAAATTTTGGAGAGTATGGAACTCGAAAAAAACATTGGAATTTATATCTTTAACAGAAACATATATTTTAAGAGTCGAACCTACTCAAACAAATGGACATGTTACTTTTGGTATACAAGTTCCTGCTTTCCCCATGGAAGCTAATAAAACGTACACATTAGCATTTTGGGTAGAATCCAATATTATAAAAGAACTGAATTATAACTTTATTATGTCAAATGATATAGGTGCTTATAGGTTAGGTAATGTAAGTTTTGATACAAAAGATGGAATAATGACTAGGGTTTCTATAACCTTTACGGCCAAATCTACTACTACTATGAACATAATGTTAGGGTGGGAAGGCGAATATAGACCTGGTTTATATTTTCATATAAAAGAAGCTTGTTGTTTTGAAGGAAGTGTTGCATATCCTTATAAATCATGTGATGATGAAATTTATGCTGGTATAACCTTTGTAGACCAAACTGGTATAGGTGTTAAACATATGGATGGTTCTTATTCAAAAATGACTGCTGATAGTGTTGTATTTACCAATGTTCAACAACAAAAGAAAATGGCAATAAAGAAAGGTTCTTTATATGCATATGACGTTAATAATGGCGATTTATTGGGTATGTTTGCATCTAATAAAGTTACATCTCATTATAGAGGTATTACAACTGGATTAACTGGTTCTGCCCACTATTTTGCGATAGGAGCAACAACAGAATTAACAGATGATGACCAACTAAACATGGTTCCATATATACTTATTGCTCAACAAGATTTACACAACTTCCTAGGAAACAGCATAATAAGTGGTGGTATAAACTTTATGAATACTCCATGTATTTTCCATCAATCAGCCTTATTTAATACTTCTCCTAGATTTAAAGGGGGATTTACAATACTTAAAAGTGATGATTCTCTTTTAAATATTTATCATGCAAAAAATTCTATATATATAGAATCGAATTTAACATTACCAACTGGAGGAAGTTTCTACGGTGGGGGGCTATATGGTGGAGATACTACATCAATAGGATATCTTCTAAATGGAAAATACAAAGATGTTATAAAGTTATATGCAAATATTCAACAAATAGACTTTTTAAGACCTCTTAATATGAATGGCTTTGGTATTTATAATGCTACAATTGCTGCTAGTTATTCTTTAAATTCTACCTCACCAGGTAGATCAGTTGGAGCAGATACTGCCAGTGTTGAAACTATGTTATTACAAGAAGATTTTTCAAAGTATGATGAAGAAAATCATTCAGTTATTGTAAATATCAATGAAGCAGTTAAAAGTATTTATGAAAAAAATAAGATATTGGAAGATGAAAACGAGAAATTAAAACAAGATAAAGAAAATTTAACTAAAGAATTAGATATGACTAAGAATGTCGTTGATAATTTATTGATGGGAGTGAGTTAAATGGCTTTATATATAGCAAGTAGAATAATAGAAAAGGCAAATGGAGGAGATGGATTAGAATATAAATTAATAGTTCCAAAATGGATGAAGTACAAAGATGAAATAGATAAAATTTTAATAAGTGAAGGTAGGGGAGATTTAATAGTTTCGTTAGAAGCTTAATAATCTCTTTTTTAATATAAACCTTTAGTTTTATAAGGAGTTAATATGAATAATGAAGTAACAGATCACATGCTAGAAGCACATGAGAGGCGTCTAAATAATCATTCTGAAAGATTAGATAAACTAGAGCAGAGTGATGCTAAAAGGGATATACAAATAGAAAACTTATGTAAGAGTATAGAAGGACTTGTAAATACACTAAAATGGGGGTTTGGCTTTATATGCAGTGGTGTTATAGGGTTCTTTTTTTATGCCATACAAAATCATTTATTTAAATAAAAGGAGATGGTACAAATGAAAAATAGAGTGAAAAATCCATATTTTTGGTTAGGACTAGGAGGGGTAATATTTAGTGCAGCTGGAGTAGATTTTAAAACTTTAACAAGTTGGAATTTATTAGCTAATGCTTTATTAGATATATTAGCTAATCCAGTTGCAGTTGTTGCAGTTGCAGCCGCAGTTATAGGTGTAGTTGTAGACCCTTCAACAAAAGGATTAAAAGATAATAAATAAGAAAGTAAAAATAATTTTTTAATAATGTTTACAAAAATTATATATAAATTATTTTTAAATTAAAAGTAATTTTAAATTAAGTTAAATAAAATGCAGTGAATTAGACTCTTTGAAGTCTTTTTTTATTGCATTTTAAAATATAAAAAATAAATTTTAGGAGGATTTTATTATGAAAACAAATATGATAGATGCAGGACATGGTGGATATGATTCAGGAGCTCCAGGAGTACATGAATGCTTAGAAAAAGATATAGTTTTAGAGGTAGCAAATAAAGTAAATGATTATTTAAAAACACAAGATATAAAAAATATAAATACTAGAACTACAGATGTATTTGTAAGTTTAGACGATAGAACTAATGAAGCTAATAGATTAGGTGTAAATTCATTTGTATCTATACATTGCAATAGTTGCGATGATCCAAATGCTCAAGGGCTAGAAACTTATTGCTATGAATTTAAATATAGAGCTTTAGCTGATACTATACATTCTGAATTAATTAATGACGGACTTTATACTAAAAATAGAGGCGTCAAAGAGGGGGACTTACATGTTATAAGAGAAACTAATATGGATGCTTGTTTAGTTGAATTAGGCTTTATAACTAATGAAGCAGATTATAATTTAATAATGAATAATAAAGATAGATTTGCTAAAGCAATTGCAAAAGGAATATGTAAATTTAATGGAGTCGCTTGGAAAGAATCTAGTTCTAGTTCAAATGTTTCTAATTCTGAAAAGGTATATAAAATAGTAACTGGTGGTTTAGGATCTAGAGAAGTTGCAGAGAGAAAAGCAGCTGATATAAGAGATTTATTTAATTGGTTTATAGAAGTTAAAGAAAATGGAAGCCCTAATGACTTTAGATTAGAAACAGGTGGCTTTACAGGAATATCTAAAGTTGAAAAGAAAATGAATGCTTTACAGGAATTAACTGGATGGTGGATGGTTTATCAAGAAGAATAAATAATATGATATAATATATGTATTAAGTAAGTCATTCAATAAACGAACTGTAGTTTTAAAATTCAGTAGTTTCTAGAACTATTAACTAGAATGTAAAAGGAGTACCAATGCCAACTGGTACTCCTTTTTTTATTGCTTACTTTATTCCTTTTTTTCTCCATATTCTCTAACCATTGCACTTTCTTTTACTACCCAGTCTCTACCAAATTTTTTGCAATCTTCATCAGCTATTAACTTTCCAGTTTCAACTGCCTTTCTTAGTGTAGAATCTTTTAATCCCCATAATTTAGTTGCCTCTGCAAATGAATATAATCCTTTAAAGCTACACATAGTTTTTACCTCCTATGAAAATAAATATTTCACTGCTAATACTACAAGAGCTATAGCTCCTATAAATTTAATTAAAGCTAAAGTTAAATCAATTACACTTCTTACTAATTCTTTTTTATTATTTTTCATTGTAATTAAAATGGTCATGTATTATTATAAAAGTAAGGGTGGTGGTAGGAACACCACCCTTATGTTTTATAGGCTTTCTAGTATCATTTTGATAATTGCTACTAGTGTTCCTATTTCAAGTGCGAGTTCCGTAAGTGCTTTAATCACTTTCGTGAACTCTTTTATTTTTTTGACCATTTCCTTACCTCCTTTCTATATTTATATTATATCACGTATGCGTGATATAATCAATACTTTTCATAAACTTTTTCTTATTTTTCCCAAAAAAATATACTCCTCGGGAGCATACTTTTATCATCTATATAATTGTTAATAACTTTTAAAAAACTGTTGATAAGTTATATATTTTCTGTGGATAACCAATCTATTCTGACTATGTCAGTACATTTTCAGAAATAAATATAGTATTTTCAATATATTTAAGGCAAAGGCATAAAACACACAGTTTTATGCCTTTACTATTTCAAATTTAAATATATAGATTTTGTCTGTACTGATATATAACTGACCTAATTACTTTTTAATGTATTTTTATATTTTACTCCTAAATAAAATCATATTAGTCCAATTTTCTAATTTATTTAAATCTTTATATTAAAATAAATTAGAAGGGATGTGTTAAAAATGAATACAGTTAAAAATATTGATAGTAATAATTCTAATGAAAAAATAACTTCTACTCTATTGAGCATTTTTCAATCACTTAGTATTATTTTTATAGGGTTAATCATTGTTAATTTTATAGTCAACTGGTAATAAAACAGTAATATTTTGAACAAGTATTAAAATTTAATTGAAAATATGTTAATCTAACTACAATAGTAAAAAGGAGATGGTTTCATGAAAAATTTAAGTGGAGGATTTCTTTGTCTAGGAGTATCACTAAATGTATTAACCTCAAATTAGATAGGAATGTTTGGCTCCCTCAGTATAGGGGCATCAATGATTGCAATTATAACTATATTATTTGATATCTTTTCGAACAAAACAAAATATAAAGAGAATTATTAAAGATATATATATAAACCCCTTAAAATCCAAATAAACAGATTCTAAGGGATTTATATATATATATCTTTAAATAAGTTTTTTTAGGGAATAGTCCTTATTTATTCCTAATTAAAACTTAGGAGCTTTACATATAAGCAAATAAAAACATATTAACATCGTTAACATTAAAATCATATCTGTAAACCACGATATATTATCTATTATTGAACAATATGTAGCTATTATATAAATTAAACCTTGGATGATAAATATACCTCCTAAGGTAATATTTATTTTAAAATTAAATTTCACATAACTATCTTTATCCTTAATTTTATCTATATTAACCATTTTATTTTTAATTAAGCCTATATCTTGAGTTCTTTTTAGTTTTAATGCTGAATGAATCAAAATTCCTCCTAACATAATAAAAAATATTCCTAAAACAAATTCAACCAT